TTTGTCGTCAGCGACGGGGTGACCACCAAGGCGTTCTGGGTCACCGCGCTCGACACCGACAACAGCTACGGCGACAACCTTCGCTGCTATACGATGGTCATTGACCCGGCGGTGGCGCCGGCCTTCACGGCCGGGATGCTGCGTGTCGATGCCGAGGTCTATCCCTATTTGGGAGCCATGCGGACGACCGACCCGGCGGGCACCCGGTCGATGACGAACATCCGAACCGCCCCGCTGCTGACCGTGGCCGAGACCCCATGGGCCATCGGCTATGACCCGGCCGGCACCCGCTATCACCAGATGGTTTGCTATGTCGACCCGGTGAACGGAACGACGACGGCGGCGGCCAGCATGGCGGCCACGTCGCTGGCTGCCGCCAAGGCCATCGCGCCGGCTTCCCGGCCGCGCAACGTCGCCACGGCCATCCACGCCATGAGGCTGGTCGCCCGCACCTTGCCTGCGGCCAACGGGCAGACGTCGGCCGCGAACAGCGTGGACGGAGGCCGTGTGGTCCTTGCGCCGGGCACCTATGCGGGTTTGGGAGCGCCGGGCTTCACCTCGGCCACTACTGTCGAAGTCCCTGTGACCATCGAAGGCGAACCCGACGAGCCGAACGCCCGCAACACGGTGATCCTGGAGGCCGAAGCAACGGCCCGGAACATGCGCGTCACGCGCCTGCGGTTCGCCAATCTGACCGTCCGAACCCAAGCGAGCCAGGCGCTGCACACCAACACGGTTCGCCAGCTGTGGCTCGACCGGATCACGATGGAAGGCAAGGTCGGGCAGGAAACCGCCAACGCCGTGCCGTTCCAGATGTCGGGGGCGGGCGGCTCGACCGAGTGGTCGTGGATGGTGACGGGCTGCAAGTTCTGGCGCAGCGGTAACACGCTGGGCGCGAGCACGCGGCAAATCCAACTGTTCCGCGCCAACGAGCACACGCGGCGCGCGGCGGCGACGGTCATCGTCAAGAACCGGGTGATTCCGCCGGCCGAGGACGGCTTCACCAACTACACCGCCACCTTCAATGAGGTCGGCTATGCCAACCCGCAACAGACCGTCAACCTCGGCCACTTCGAGGATTGGGTCGTCGCTTACAATGACGCCCGCTCGATCCGCTGGATCGGCCTGACGCGGACGCCCATCCCGGCGGCTCTAGCGGGTACGGCCAAGGACCAAGTGCGGCACCACCTGATCCTCAACAATGTGTTCGAGCGCGTCAGCGGGACCGGGACTCCGAACTCTGACACGGACACCTCCCAGGGCGGGTACGGCGAGAATGAGCATGTCGTCATGCGGGACATCATCGTCGAGGGGAATACCTTTGCCGGCGCAGCGTTCAATGCCTTCTACAACGACCCGGTCCCGACCACGCTGGCCGAGTGCGACACACAGAACAACGAAGCCTATAACATCCGCAATGCCAACAACGCCTATGACCGACAGGCGTCGAAGCAGGATGAGTTCAACGACGATACGACCCGAAACGTTCGTCGTGCAAACGGCTTTCCAACCGCGGAAGGGCATCGCCCGCAGCTGATTGGCGCCTGGTCGACACATTTCGGTACCGACATGGAAGCGGTCGTCGACGCCAGCCGCGCCGAAAGCGGCCCGGGCAACTTCCTCAAGGACGGGCTTGGCCCGCGTTCGGTGCAATTCCAGCCCAAGCTGGTCTCGGTCGGTTGGGCGAATGACGCCTGCGAAAAGGGCAGCGACCAGGGATTGGGCGATTATCGACCGATGCCCGGCTCGCCACTGCTGGCGCGCATCGTCCGCGGCAACAGCGATCGCGACTGGGCCAACAATGTGCGCCTGTTCAACGGCGCGGCAGGGGCCATCGAGGCAAGCGGTGTCTCGCTTGCCGCCCAGGGCGGTCGGCACGATCATCGGGCGGCTGCGCCAACGCTGGTGACGCCACTGTCGCTGGCCGCTGCAAACGGGCGCCACGGCCATGCCGCAGCGGCGGGATTGGTGTCGACGAGCGGGGCGATCGCCGTGGCAAATGCCCGGCATGCGCATGCCGCCACCGCTGGCCAGACCGGCTGGGCAACCTCGCTGTCTGCCGCCAATGCCCTGATGACCAGTGCCGCCATGATGGCGGTGGCGGCGTGGCAGGGCCAGGCGATCCCCGCCGGGGTCAGGCATGGCCTGGGCAACAGCGTGCCGGCGGTCAGTGCGACGGGCCCCCTGCCGGCCGCACTGTTGCCGCCGGGTGCACGCCACGCCGTGCTGACGCAGGCGGCGTCGATCTTTCCGCAGAGCAATGTGCCCGGCGATCGCACGCTGCGGGTGCGGCTCGAGCGTCGGACGATTTTCCCAACGACAAGCAAGCAGGAGAATTGAAATGCCCAAAGCAGCAAGTGTGGAAGTTCTTGACGGCAGTCTGAACATCGTTCGTGGCGCCAACCGGATGGTGGCGCTGAACGGCCAGCCGGCCACCTATGCCGCGGCCTTTGCCGGGCGGCTGGCCGAGGCGACGCTGGTGACCGGTGATTTTACGCTGGCGGCCGGTGACGTGTCGGGCCGCAAGGTGACGATTGCCGCGAAATCGGGGCTGTCGGTGCTGGCCGCCGGGACGGCGGATCATATCGCCCTCCTCGACGTCGCCGGCTCGCGGCTGTTGTATGTGACCACCTGCCCGGCGCAGGCGCTGCCGGCCGGTGGCACGGTCAGCATTGCCAGCTGGAGCATCGAGATCGCCGCCCCGGTCTGATGCCGGCGGCGCGGTTCGAAACATTGTGACCGCCGGCGCGGGTCGGCGCTTCGGAGTCGCGGCACGGGCTGTCGCCTCGGAAAGGAGTATCCGTGGCGATCTTTGTGAAGGATCCGACGGCAACGGTCGATTATGCCGTCGATTGAAGCGCGGGCTATCTCAGTGCTCAGGAAATTACCAGTTCGGTTTGGCAGGTGGTGCCGGTGGAAGCCGGCGGGCTCGTCGTAACAGCGCATACGCAGACGCCCGGCAAGACGCGCGCCTCCCTGGCAGGCGGTCGCCTTGGTCAAGTCTATCGTATAACCAATAAGGTTGTTCTTTCGGACGGCAACAGCGATGAGCGAATGCTCGTCGTGCGCGTGGAGGAGCGATGATACCGGGCAGGGTGACAAGTATCGAGAGCGGGCCGATGGCGGTCAGCATTGCCGAGTGCAAGGCCTATCTGCGGCTGGAGCGCGACGATGAGGACGCGACGATTGCCGGCTTTGTCCGCACCGCCATGGGCCTGTGCGAAGCCTTTACCGGCCAGTGGCTGATCATTCGCGAAGGCGAACAGCAGCTGGCCCCGACTGCCGAATGGCAGCGGCTGTCGGTGGTGCCCGTCGTGGCCATCATTGCGGTCAGCGGCAGCAGCGGCCTTGTTGCCGCCAGCAGCTATGAAACCGACATCGATAGCGATGGCACGGGCTGGATCCGCTTGCTGGACCCGGCGGCGGTTACGGCGCCGGTGGTGCGCTTTCGCGCCGGTCTGGCGGCCGACTGGAATGGCGTTCCCGAGGCGTTGCGACAGGGGTTGGTCCGGCTGGTGGTGCATCTGTTCACACATCGCGATGCCCCGGACGCCGGGGCGCCGCCGGCGGCTGTTGCCGCGATGTGGCGCCCATTTCGCCGGCTGCGGCTTGGTTGAGGAACGCGACATGACCAGCGAACTGGCCGGGAGCCTGCGGGAGCGGGTAGTGATTGAAAACTGGGTCGACGCGCGCGATGACGCGGGTTTCGATGCCGGGGCCTGGCAGCCGGGCGACACGGTATTTGCCGAAATCCTCCCCGATCCAGCTGCCCTACGGCCCGCCGAGGGCGGGGCGCGGCGATCGGGGCAGCGGTGGCTGGTGACGCTGCGCGCCCCGGTCGACATCGGCCTGACCTCGCGGTTGCGCTGGGCGGGACGGGTGCTGTCGGTGCGCGCTGTCACCACCGACCCGCGCCAGCCGGACCGGCTGGTTGTGCGATGCACGGCGGACGCGCTGTGACCGGCCCGCTTTGGCGCCAGCTTCTGGCCGGCGGTGAAAAGGCGGCGGCCGCCGCGGTTGCTGCGGCGGCTCAGCGGCTGGCCGCCCGCGCCGAAGCCCTGCCGGGCATCACCAGCGAAATCGGCCCGGATGCGGTGCGGCTGCGGGCGCGGGGATTGCAGGCCCGGGCCTTTGGCGATCGCCGCCGTGCCGCCGACCCGCGGCTGGCGGCGCTGGCGAGAGGAGAAGCGGAATGAGTGCAAGTCTGGCGTTGCAGCGGATGATGGTCGCCCCCCTGGCGGCGGTGCCGGGGGTGACGGGCGTCTTCGACGCGCCGCCGCCCGATGCCGTGTCGCCTTATCTGGTCATCGGCGATGACCTCGTCACCGACTGGAGCACCAAGACCGAAGCCGGTCATGAGCACCGTGTCGCGGTGACGGTCTGGGAAGCGGGGCCTGGTGCTGCGCGTGCCAAATCGGTGATGGGTGCGGTGGAACTTGCCCTCTCCGGTCTGACCGGCGCGCGCGACGGCCACCGTGTCGTGCTGGCGCGGCTGGTGCGGACTCTCGTGCTGACCGACCCCGATGGCTGGACGCAGGGCATTGTCGAATTCCGCGTGCGCACGAGCGTTGATTGAGGCGTGATATAACCGAAAGGGTAAAGAAATGGCGATGGAAAAGGGCAGTGCCTTTCTGCTGAAGGTCGGCAATGGCGCCGTGCCGCCGGTGTTCACCACGGTGGCCGGGCTGCGCACGACCCACATGAGCATCAATGCCGAAACCGTGGTGGTCACCAACCAGGGATCGGGCGGCTGGCGCGAGCTGTTGACCGGCGCCGGGGTGCGATCGGTGTCGATCAGCGGCTCGGGCGTTTTCACCGGCTCGGCGGCCGAGACACGGGTCAAGGCCAATGCGCTCGCCGGAACCATCGATGATTATCAGGTCAGCTTTGAAAGCGGCGAGACGGTGACGGCCAGGTTCCTGATCACGCGACTCGACTATGCTGGCGATTTCAACGGCGAGCGCACCTATACGCTGGCGCTGGAGAGCAGCGGCACGGTGGTGGCGGCATGACCGCCAATCCGGCCCGCGGCGGTACCGCAAATCCCGTCCGCGGCGAAGCCGAGCTGGTCATCGGTGGGCAGCGCCTGCTGGTCAGACCGAGCTTTGCCGCGCTGGTGGCAGCGGAAGCCGAGCTGGGGCCATTGTTTGCGCTGGTCGAGCGCGCCGCCGCCGGCGGGCTGACGCTCGCCGAGATGGCCGGGCTGTTGTGGCACTGCCTGGCGGCGCCGCCAGCCGGGCTCAACCGCGTGGCCTTTGGGGACGCATTGGTCGAGGCGGGGCTGGCGACGGCGACGCCGGTCCTGCGCGTGCTGTTGGGCCAGATACTGGCCGGCCGATGACCGAATTCATGGTGGCCGCGCGTCGGGCGGCGCGCGTGGCGGCGGCGCTGCTTGGCTGGCGCCCGGCGGATTTCTGGCGCGCGACGCCGGCCGACTTGCGCAATGCGCTGGGCCTTGATGAGCCCGGTGACGGCGCGCCGGCGACAAGCGAGCTGTTGCGACAATTGATGGAGGCATTTCCCGATGACCGGCAATGAAGCAGAGCTGGACACGCTGGTGATCCGGGTGCGGGCCGACACCAGCGGTTTCATGGCCGGGGTCGGCGATATCCGCCGCGAGCTTGACGGGCCGTTAGCCCAGGGGGTCGACCGTGCCGGCGGCAGTATCGAACGGGCGCTGGCACGGGCGGCGGTGACCGGCAAGTTCGGCTTTGAGGATTTGCGCCGGGTGGCGCTGACGACGCTTGCCGATATTGCCGCCAGCGCCGTGCGCACCGATCTGGGGTCGCTGTTCGGTGGGAGTGGCGGCGGCGCGCTGGGGTCGATCGCCTCGACGGTGGCCGGGCTTTTCGGCGGCGTGCCGGGCCGGGCAACCGGCGGCCCGGTCAAGGGCGGCAGTGCCTATATGGTAGGCGAGCGCGGGCCGGAGCTGTTTGTCCCCACCGCCTCGGGACGGATTGAGGCTGGCGGTGGTCGTGCGCGCGGCGCTGTCAATGTGACGGTCAATGTCGCGGCCCCGCGCGATGCCAGCCCGGCGATGATGCAGCAGACGGGCGCCCAGGTGGCGCGCGCCGTCCGGCAGGCGCTGATGAGGGCTGACGCATGATGCGGCATTGGCTGGCGCGACCGGGCGATGCGGCGCGGACGAAATGGGTGAAACGCTTCGACCCGCGGTTCTGGACGGTCGATTTCCCGCGACCGATGATGGCGGCGGTCACGACCCAGGGTGCCGACCAGTTGACGGTCGATGCAGTGTTCATGCGTCGCGCCGACCTGGCCGGCCTGATCTGGGAGTCTGCCGACCGCTGGAGCCACCCCCTGCTGGCGCTTGAGACGGCGCGGGACTATCGCGGGCTGACGCTGGCATTTCGGTGGACCGCGACCGGAGCCGTGCAACCGCTTGATGCCGTCAATGGCCCGGTGTTGACCATCGAGGGTCGGGATGCCGAGGGGGAACCCAAGAGCTGGTTCGTGCGCTTGTGGAACTATGCGATCGGCACCGGCATGGATGCCGAGGTCCGGCTCGACTTCGATGCGCTTGATGGCGGCTTCCTGCTGCCCGCCGAAGCCGATCGGGTCTGGGCCGGGGACATTGACCGGATGTTCGTTTCGCTGGTGTCGCCCCAATATGACGGCAGCGACACGCCCTTGCCGGCGCCGGCGTCGGCGCGGGTGGTGCTGAGCGGGATTCGCGCCGATGGGCCGGGATCGGTGATCAAGGCCGGTGATGCCTTTGTGCCGCCGCACGCCTTGAGGATGACCGGCGGCTATGACGACAGCTATAACCAGACTCCGGAACGGCTGATCGAGGCCGTTCATGCGCTCGGTTATCGCGGGGCGTTGGTCCATTACGTCGGCATGAGCCATTTCCCCGGGCTCGTCTGGGATGCGGGCGCAGCGGCCTATCTGGCCGATCCGGCAACGCCGATCTGTGGCCCCGCCGCCGTCTGGCATGCCGATTTCCTGGCGCGGGCGGCGGCGCTGGCGCTGGAGCCGGTGCTGTCGCTGTCGTTCGAGCTGTTCAGCGCGCATTGCCCGGCCGGCTGGGCGCAGCGCGATGCCGATGGCGCCAGCGCCGCCACCGGCTATCTGCCGCCTTCGACACTGCTGTCGCCGGCGGTGCCTGCGGCGATGGATTGGCTGCACAGCGTCGCCACGGGCTTCAACGCCACGGCCGTTGCCGCCGGGGTCGCGCCGCAATTTCAGATCGGCGAGCCCTGGTGGTGGGTGGGGCCGGACTGGAAGCCGTGTCTTTATGATTCGGCGACGACGGCACTTTACCTGGCCGAGACCGGCAATGTGGCGCCGGTGATTGCCGATATCCGGTCGGTCACGACGCCGGCGATGCGGGATTATCTCGACTGGTGCGGCGATCTGCTGGGCCGCGCCACGCTCGCCTTGCGCGACGCGGTGAAGCTGGCTGCGCCCAGCACCCAGACGCTACTGCTGTTCTATGCGCCCCAGGTGTTGAATGCCGCGGCGCCCGAACTGATCCGGGCCAACCTGCCATGGCAATGGGCGCATCCCGCCTTCGATGTGCTGC